TCTTGTCGAAAATCATCCACAGTAGTATCAGTATTGGGATCAGCAACATCAGCATCAAAATCAGCTTTACTATCATAAACTTTTCCTGTTCTTTTATGTTTAATAATTTCAATTGCCTCTGCAGGTATTTTAGGTAAATCACTCATTGTTTACGTCCTTGTCTATTATATTTTTTATTGTGTTGCAACTTCTTTTTTTTATTTACATTTTTTGTATGCCTTCTCGGTCTTTTACGAGGTTTAGGCCTAGGTACAAAATGTGTAAATTTTTGTCTAGCCATTCTCCTGAGATCTATCAATCTGTGCGTAACTTATTGCACCTTGAATTGTATTACTTCCTGTTGCTGCTTGAACTGTTATTGAATCACCTGCCTCTAAATTCAAACCTTGAGGTGTAGCATTTACTTGTGATTTTGCAGCTAAGTCATCTCTAAAAAACTCGTACTCTGTGCTTGAGTCGGACGAGTCAACTAAATTCATATTTACTAAAACAGCCGAAGATGCATCGTTATTAGCACAGTAGACACTTTTAACAATTACTGTTGCATCACTTGGACAAGTGAATACAGTTGTCTTACCCGTGCTAGCTTGTTTGAAACCTTGATTTTTATATTGAATTGTCATGATAAAAAATAATTAAAAGCATCCTGTTCATTTTTAAGTTCTTGTTGATAACTAGTATTTAACTTATCTTGCATTGTTCGTAAAGACTGAGTTACTTGTCTTTGGTTCTCCTCAGTGTATTTTGGTGTAGGTTCAGGAATTACTATATCTACTCTTGCCATTATCTCATACCATCTGGTTGTACATCTGCTCTAAAAGTTCCAAATCTCCAATTTTGTTCTGTTGAAGTATTTGCTATTTTTAAACTAGCAAATCTCCCTCTTGCTCTAGTATCTACTTTTTGTGTTGAACCCGATACTGTAAATGGTCCTAAAGGAGATGAAGCTTCAGTATCACTAGGAAAATTTCTTAATAAAATTGTTACTTGGGCATTACCTTGAATAGTTTTAAAATCTGGAACAAATCTTCTCATGCTCATAAATACTTGAGCATTTCCCTCTACATTCAAACTAAAATCTCCAGATTCTATAAAAGCTGGTATGGCAGTTTTGTTACCTGATGTATCAACTTGATCAACACCAACCTCATGTGCATAATATTTTGTTGATCCATTTATATTTGTTACACCTTGTACCGTAGGGAAAGTTCCAACACCCGTTGAAGTAAATTCTGTAGCATACGGATTATCATAAAGATTAGCATCTGCCCATGTTGTTCTAGATAATGACCCTGTTACCCAAGTGCCATCTTGATAATTAAAACAAACATATCTGTCATTAAAATCAGAGCCACTTTTTGGATAATACCAACATATCTCTTCATATAAATGATTTAAACCTGCATAAACTGATTCTCCATTAGAGTAATTTATTCCTAAATTATTTCCGTTTTTTGTTGTAAAAACAAAATCTTCAACTGCACATGGTAGTGATTTTACTGTACCATCAAATACGAAAAACCCTCCAGACTCACCCATCCAATAAACGGCACCATTTACATATTTCATTGCATGTTGACCAATACAACCACAATTAGATCCAACTTGTCTAATAGAAAAAGTAAAAGGAGGACCAACAAACTGCATAACGTAAGCAGCATTGTCAGTTAAAATAAAAGTATAGTCTTTACCTTTAATAGCTCCAACAATTTTTGTTCCTGAATCTAGTCTAAAAGTTCCAGCTGTATTTATTGAAGTTGGTGTATAATCACTAATGTCCTCTTGATCTGAAAATCTTATAAACATCTTATCTTGTGTTGCTTCATCCCCTATTGTTGTTTCCGTGCCAAGCATAACTAAATGCCTATCTCTGTCTGAGACTAATGACATAACTGATTTAGTTGGTGCATTAGAAATAATTGTAGCTCTAGTATTTAAAGCATTTGAATTTGAGTTAATTGGATTCCATGAAAAAGATTTACCATTTTTTATTGTAGCAATTAATTGTTCACCGAAATTATCCAATGACCATGATGCTGGATCTGTTGTTAATGTTTGAGATAATGATTCTATACCCCATCCTGTAAATACCTCAACTCCAGCTCCGCTAGAATGAGCCGATCTTGTTCCAGCTGCAGCTCTTGTAATTCCAGTTAGATCATTAGATGATATGCCTGTGTATGAAATAAATTCTGCTCCAACTTTTATTGTGCCTGTTGACGGAAATCCTGAAGTGGATGCTAGAGTGATAGAGGTTCCTACCCCTCCTGTGCCTGCAGTATCATCCAATAAAGCTCCATTCAATGTACTAAATACTTGTTGGCCACCACCCCAAAGTCCTGTACCCCAACCAAATCCAAATGTCGAACCTAAAGCACCAGGTTTAATATACGGAGTAACTGTTGCAGACCCAGAGCCGTTGACCGTGGTTCCAGCTGCACTTGCCATAGTTATAGTAAACGTGTCACTACCGGGAACAGCTACAACTTGAAAAGGATTTGTTGTAAAATCCCCTGCAGAATAACCAGCTCCTGTAGGAGGTGTAACAGATGAAAATAAAAATATGTCTCCTGGCTCTAAACCATGAGCTGCTTTATTAACAGTAACAGTTGCTGACGTATTTACAGTATCAAAAGTACAACTAGTTAAAGCAGTGCCTAAAGGAGTAATATCAAAAAAAGCACCTTCATAATAAATTACTAATACTTTGTTTGTACCTATCGCAGCGTATTTTCTACCATCTAAATCAGCCCAAATTAATTGTTCCCTTGCTGCTCCAATAATAGTGCTTTCTAAAATTTGCTCCCAACCTCCTATTTTTTCTGGTAAGCCGTATCTAAATCTTACAAAGTCCCCATCAGTCCATTGACCCTCAGCACCTGTTTGAGATACTTGTTTATTAAAACCTGGAGCTATATTTACTTTTGTTAACGGCATGAGGTATTATAACATTTAAATTATAATGTCTCTATATCATCACCTACTTGTGATTGCATGTTTTTTACTTTTTCGTTAAAATTTAATTGAAATTCTGCAACTATTTTTACAAGATTGTTACCAAAATGTCTAAGACCCTCTGACGTTAATTTTAAATTACCCCTTTCACGAATAATTTTTATCTCTTCTTTACTAAAAATAATTTCTCCTGACCCATCTTTATATTGTCTTATTTCCATGTAAGTAATTTATCCTTATCTATTCCATATAAATCTCTTTTGTCCATTGACCATTCTTTATTAGGACCATTTTTATCTACATAATGTAAAAAAGTTTGTATGTGATAATCACCAATAAATTCTTCTCTCCAATGTTCTAATTCACATCCAAGGTATATCACACCATCACCACATTCAAGTTCAATAGGTGTACCCTCTATAAAAATTGGCCAACTAGTTTTGTCTGAATCAATTTTTATTGAAACACTAATCTCACATGATGGCCTATCTTTATGTTTAGCAAGATCTGCAAATTTACTATAAAATCTCCAATAAGAGTACGTAGGTAGTAATTCAAGACCAGCTTCTTTTTCCATTAAATATTTTTTATTTAGCATAAGTGATTCCATTAATGGATCACCTGAAAAAAAAGTATCACGATTGTTACTTTGTTCATGATCAAAATCAGAAAAGTTTATTCTATGTTTAATTATACAATAACTTTTAAGTAATTTAATTTCTTCTTTATTTAAAAAATTTTTTATTTTTTTAAATTTAAAATCTCTTATAGTGCCCATGATACTACTGAATATCTCACTCCCTTTATTACTGGTTTGACTTGATGTGGAAACAAAAAATTACTTGGCCATACAATCATACGATTTGGAATAGTTTCTATAATTAATTCTTCACCACCTATATTAAAACAGAGATTACCTCCTTGATAATCATTATTTAAAAAAAATATTGCACTTAAAGTTCTTGGTATTTCTGTAAAATGATCAACGTGATCTCTATAAAAACCACCCTCTTCATATTTTAAAATATTAATAAGTTCTAAAGTTTTAAAAGCTGCATGTTTGAAACGTGAACAATAATCTTGATAAGCTTTATTAAAAACATAAACTAAATAATTATGCCAATGAACATCAGAAAAAATATTAGCTTTATTTGATAAAGTATAATTAAATGTTTTTCTTATATTAAAGTTAACTTGATTCTTAGCACCGATCGTTGCCTCCTCGAAATTTAAAGTATTTATATATTTTAAAAAATTACTTAAAGTTTTAAAATCGATACAGTTATCATAAATTTTAATGTATTCTTTTATTTCCAACTTTTTTTACTCCAAAATTTATCCTTATAAATATGAATTATTTTTGTCATATATAATAGTTTTCTTTTTACAAAAGGTTCTGTTTTTTCTCCACTTATTTTCATTTTCCATGATTCTCTCTTAAATGGTATTATTTGAACGTAAGGTAAACCTTTTTTTAAAATAGTTTTTAAAGTTTTATATTTATCTCCATTAATAATAATTGGAAAATTTATTTCATTTGTAAATTTATCAGTATCAACAATTCCAGGAATTATGGAAAACCTATCGTCTGAATTATTCATAGGTGGTAAAAATAAACAAGAATAGCCTGGAGGTGTTTTAATAATCCAAGGATTCATAATTTTATAAAAAGGTAAATTTTTATTTTTTTCAACATAAGGGCTGCCTTCTAATTGCTGTGTGCCATGAACATCTGCTTTTTTAAAATTTAAATTAAGACCTTTTGATCTAATCATCTGTTCAAATAAATCTCCAACTGCATAAAAACTATCAAATTCTTTTAGATCTTCATTCCATACATTATGTTGAATTTGTATGTCTTGCGGTAATTGTAAAGAATAACCTGAAGTTAATGTATCTAAAAATGGCATACATCCTTTTATTGTAAGCCTTTTTTGATCTAAAGTGCCATGTTCAAGTTTTTTATACCAATCAGGAATATTAATTTTTATAGGTCTAGGGTAATCTTCTTTTTGTTCTACATAATCTTTATGTGAAATAAATTCAATTATATTTTCGAACATAAAGGATTTATAAACAACTTTAAAAAAAAGTAAATATTAAAGTAATTCAAAAATATTATATGAAGTTTGACCTTGGTCTGTTACATATTTTTCAAGTGAACTATTTAAAGGTGTTCCATCTGACCATGTTTCAGTTGTAAAATCGTATGTTGCACTATCAGACGGATCAGTTATGATTGAATTAATATCCATACTTCTAATATAATCTCTGTATGTTTCAACTGAAGAAGCCATTGGTTTAGAATGATTATTTGATAAATTTAGCCAACTGTTAATATGTTCAACAACTTCTTCTATATGTTTTTGTAATTCTGCTCTTGTGTGAAATTTAATTCCTGGATTATATGTTTTCCAAGTAATAGAATCTCCATCTCTTGAAACAAAGTCAGTAATTCTATGTTTAAAATTATTAAAATCAGAATCACTTATATCAACAACATCCATGTGTTCATTATGGAATCCTTTATTTGCATCTAAAACATCTTGATTAGCAGCTATTCTATAAATACCGCTGTTGTCGCCTTTATTAAAAATTAAATATGCCATTACGCCCCCGTATTTTCAAATATTGCAATTGCACCAGCTGTGCCGTCATTTCCTGAATTACCAGAACCAAATTGATTTCTGTTTCCACCGTTTCCAGATAAACCAGCTTCAAATCCAACAATTACAGATCTTGAGTTAAAAGTAAGCGAAGCACCCGGTGCGCTTCCAGCGTTTCCATTTCCGCCTGCACCATTACCTGGTGAGCCTTGTCCACCATTACCACCATTAACAGTACCAACGTCTGTCAAACTTGTATTTCCTCCATTACCACCGGATTGGCCTCCGCCACCTCCGCCACCTCCGCCAGCGTTTCCTTTTCCGCCAGCTGAAAATGATTTTGAAAAAGGAGCTGAAATAGAAAAACCGTAATAACCAAAACCACCTGTGCCACCGCTTCCTCCATTTCTTCCAGAAGGTTCACCAGCAGCTCCTCCGCCACCTCCGCCTCCGCCTGCAAACATGTATGCGCCACCGAAATTAGCGTTGTTGGATGCAGTATAGGTTCCTGAAGCAGGTCCTTGAGCTGCAACAGCTACTTGAAAAGCTCCACCACCAGCTGATCCTGAAGAGGCAGCCGTCAGTCTTCCTTGAGCATCAACTGTAATTGAAGCAGTGGTATAAGACCCTGCAGATACTCCTGTGTTGTTAAGCTTGTCAGCAGTAACAGCGTCATCAGCAATGTTAGCTGTCGCCACTGCACCATCAGCAATCGCTGCGGTTACAACGGCATCGTCAGCAATTTTAGCTGAGGTTACCGCATCGTCAGCAATTTTTGCAGTGGTCACTGCGCTATCAGCAATTTGTGCTGCAGCTACTGTGCCACCTAAAGTATCTAGTGACACTTCATTAAGATTTGTTCCATCAGAATATGCTGCATAAATTTTTGCAGCATCAGGAGTAAATCCTGTTCCTGAAGCAGTTTTAATTGTAAGATTTGAAGGATTAGTTAATCCTGTGCAATCAAAGATATAAAATTTTTCTATTGAATCTGGAATAGTACAAATTGTGCTCGCTGCTATTGTTGCAGTTGCAAATTTAATAACTAAATTTCTTGCGTTTGATAAAGCACCATCTGACATTACAAGTGCTAACGTTCCGCCACTTGATAAAGTTACTTGTTCAAAACCAGCGATTGCTTGTTGTACTAAATTTAAATTTGTGTTTGTCTTATCTCCCCAAGTACCAGCGTTTTCACCAGTAACCATTAGTTCGAGTTTAAGATCACTTGAATAACTAGATGCCATAAATTTTTATCTCCTTAAATATTTTAATTTTACACTAACTAAGCTGCGAGATCAACTTCAGTCCAAGTATTATTTACGCCTAAGTCTATCTCAGACCATGCAGTAATATTAACGCTACCCACTGAAGAAGTCAATGACTGCCCTGTAGGAGTTACTAATCCATCTGCTGTAATACCTTCTTCTCCCAAAGATGAAGTTATCGAAAGCCCTGATACTCCTATAATTTGCCCAGGTATTTCTGCATGTTGTCCAAGTGTCATTGTAGCAGCAATACCAGTTACTGACTCATTCGTGCTTTGAATTAAAGTAATATTTCCTTGTGTTAAGGATGCTTGACTGCCCGTTACATCAACAGGAGTTTTTACACCACCTACAGTATTTCCTTGTGATGATGTTAAAGATATTCCTGAAACAGATACGTTAGCATCTGCAGTATTACTAACAGATCCGATAGAGGTATCTAATTGATCTTCAGATGCTAAAACAAAAATATCTTGATCAATTGTAATTGAAAAAGATGGGCTTGCAAAAGTGCTTGTCAATTCTCCTGCACTTGTTACCGAAACATCCACATCAGTAAATGCAGTCTCATCTCCAATAGATGAAGTTAATGATTGTCCTGAGACTAAAACAGAGAAATTATCTCCCCATGCAAACTCTCCCCATTCGCCTCTACCCCAACCTTCTCCTGTTAAAGTAGTTTCATCCACTGTTGCAGTTCCAATAGATGAAGTCATCGAAATTCCAGATATAATAGCTCCAATACCAACAACTGTTTGACCAACAGCCATTGATTCTAAACTTCCTGTAACTGAAACTAATGCTGAGGTTCCCCCTACAGCATCACCAATTGTAGATGTAAATTGAATACCAGAAGGTTCAACAAGAGCATCTCCACTGACTGATTGTAAAGACCCAATAGAAAAGGTTGCTTGAATTCCTGTAATAGTTGGTTGTGATCCTGAAAGATCACCCCACTCGTTTTCTCCCCATGTGTCACCACCCCAACCTATTTCAACAATAGCTTCAGCAGTAACACTGCCAATGCTGTAGGTTGCACTTAAACTAGATAAAGTTACATCGACATCACCTTGTGCTGCCCATTGACCTTGTCCCCA